TGCCAATTAACCGCATATACAGTTTGACTATATGGGGATTGAATTAAAAGCATTTTAATGGGCAAGAAAATGACAATCCGCCATAAATTACCGCCCGAAGTCCATGCGGTTCATGGAAGCAAAGGAATGAATGCTGGAATTTTGCTGCCAGAAAAAATTAAAGCTCGCATCCCCTTTGCTGAGTGGGCAAACAATCCTGAACTATTTTCCAAAGAATCTTTTGTTAAAGAAACTTCAGACTATCTGTTTAATGTGTACGGTATTGGTTCGGCACAAGACAGGCATACGCTAACTATGCTTGCTGATCAAATGCATGTGTACATTGAAGCAAAACGGATGCAACCAACTTTGCCGCTGGTCGTTGAAATTAATGATGGCAAAACCTTGGCACAAAATCCATATATTGCCATTGCAAATAAAGCCATGGATAATTCTATTAAATTAATGAACGAATTAGGACTTACGCCAAAATCTCGGCTTGCTGCTAACAAGCTGGAAGATGCTTCACCCATGGCTGCCTTTATGAAAGGCTGGAATTCGTGAATTGGCAAGATGGTGTTACATACGCGGGTCATGTGGCTAAGGGCGAAATATTGGTCTGCCGCAACGTCTTACTTGCTTGCCAAAGATTTTTAAATCAAATAGAAAATAAAGAATGGGAATGGGAATTTTTACCGGAAGCAGTTGACCATTTTTTGCAATTTGTTTCGATGCTTAAGCATACAAAAGGAACTTTTGCAGGCAAGCCGTTTAAATTGGAACCCTTTCAAATATTGCTGGCTTGCGCCATTTACGGGTTTCGATCAAAAAAAGATAAAAGCAAGCGAATGGTAACAGACGTAATTATTTACATTCCTCGCAAAGCTGGCAAATCAACGCTTATTTCTGTCATTGGGTTATACGAATTAGCATTTGGTGAAGTTGGGTCAGAAGTCTATACCCTGGCAACCAGCCGTGAGCAGGCGAGTATTGTATTTACATCGGCAATCGGTGCAATTGAATCAATGCCTCCCGAATTGTCAAAAGCGTTTAATCAACAAAAGCATCAAATTACAAAGATTGGCGATTCTCAATCGATGTTTAAAGCATTATCACGTGACACTAAAAAGACAGGCGATGGTCTTAATCCATCGTGCGCGATTATTGACGAAGCATCGCAAATTATAGATCGCAACTCAATTGAAGTTTTGCACTCCGGAATGGTGGCGCGTAAAAATCCATTGCGCATTTACATTACAACAGCATCTTTCACAAAAGATACAAAGTTTTACGAAGATATGCTGATGTATCAAACCATGCTTACTGGCGAAGCCAAAGACAATCCACGATGGTTTGGTCTTTTATACGGCCTTGACCCGCAAGATGATTGGCACGACCCTGCTATTTGGGCAAAAGCAAATCCTATGCATGGTATATCGGTTTTTCAAGACGCTATTCAGCAACGGGCTGAGGAAGCAATGTATAAACCCGCAACGCTTAATGAATTCTTGTGCAAAACTCTAAACGTTTTTGTATCAGCAAACGCTTCGTGGATTGATCGCTCGCTTTGGGATGACTGCACAGCGCAATCTAGCGATAGAGTACCGGAAGCTGTGTTTCTTGGTTTTGACTTGGCAGCAACTCGAGATTTAAATGCGGTCTGCACTTTAAAGCGTTATTCTGAAGATGATTACTTTGCAGAGTTTAAATTCTTTTTACCGGAAGATTCTTTAAATCATGTGCCTCAGCATTACCATGACATATTTAGAAATGCAAAAGATTCAGGAATATTGCATTTAACAGAAGGCAACGTAATGGATGATCGGGAAATTTCCGAATACATTATGCAGCAAGCAGAAAAATACAATATTAAAGAATTAGGTTATGACGCGTATAATGCGGCAAGTTTAATTGCCAGATTACATGATTCTGCTTTGCCGGTAAAAAAAGTTGGGCAAGGCATGGCGGTTTTAAATAATCCGTCTAAACATTTGGAAAAGTTAATTTTAGGCAATCAAATAAAACATAATGGCAATCCGTTTTTGGGCTGGCAGCTTGCAAATTGCGAGGTGTATACAGATGTCAACGGAAACATTAAAATACGAAAGAATGAAGCAGATAAAAGCGCAAAAGTTGACGGGATAATTGCCTTAATAATTGCAATGCACTGCTCATTAGATCACCCTGTTATGGGTGAATCTTACGGATTCAGAACATTTTAAGGTGTCATTATGGCTTTTCTAGATATTTTTAAACGCTCAAAAAGTGTTGAAAGTAATACGCTTTTTGGAATGACGAGTTTAGGAAATAATGTTATTCGAAATGCTGGCGCGTCGCAAGCGTACCAGCAAATGCTATACGTTACTACTAGCAGCGCAACGCAAGCAGGTCGCGCTGTTGATATGTCGGTGCTGTCGCGCAATAGTACAATTATGTCTTGTGTCGGCGTAAAAGCTCGCGCACTGTCGCAATTGCCCGTTGAAATCATGGCATACAACGCTAAAGATGAATTAGTTAATGCTTGCCATGACCAGTCTATTGGCTCGCGTGACAAGATCAAAGCTCGACAAGTGTATGCTTTGTTGGCCAATCCTAATAATTTTCAATCGCAATATGAATTCTGGTATCAATTTTCAATGTGGCTTGATTTGTCTGGTGAAGCATTTACTTTGCTATGGCGCAAAGATCAAGAAAAGCAGGATTTAACTCCGCTTGAAATGTACATTCTGGATTCAACACTTATTACGGCACAGCTAACCCCTGCTCGGTATCCTACATATAGACTTTCAACACCATCTTACGGATTTAGCAAAGACGAACCGATTTCTGCATGGCAAGTGATGCACACCAAAGAAGCGGCTTGGCAAGGCTCTGCTGGTTTTAACAAAGGCATACTGGCGACTGAATTGGTAGGCTTAGATCAAGATATTGATTTGTATGCAAACTACGTAATGCAAAACGGTGCAAAACCATCCGGCATTTTTATTACTGACCAAGTTATCCCTGACTCAAAATATAAAGAAATTGCCGCAAGGCTCAAGGAAGGCTGGTCGCAATTAACCGGGTCTCGCAATACTGACCCATCAAAACCGGGGCAAGGTATGCTGCTCGACAACGGCATGAAATACGAGCCCGTTAAAATGTTAAGTTTGCAAGATGCTGATTTGGCAAAATTAAAAGAACAAACAATGAAGCGAATATGCGGATTATTTGGCGTTCCTCCGCAAATGCTGAGTGTTGGCGAAAGCAAATTTAATAATACGCAAACAATGCTGGATGAATTTTATAAATCCACTATGTCGCCAATGATTCAAAATATTGAGCAAAAATTAAAAGCATCGTTATTGCAAGGTTATCCAAATCTTTTAATTAAATTTCAAACCAAAGATTTTCTAAAAGGTGCGCCCCTTGACCAAATGAATTATGTGGTTGCTGGAGTCAATGCTGGAATACTCACGCCTAATGAAGCGCGTAAATATTTGGGAGAATCTGAAATTGATGATAATATTGCAAATACCTTGAATAAATCTAGCAATAAACAAGAGCCAATTACGGGTTCATCATCACAAGACACGGGCGGCGGCGGCAATACCGGCACAGTTGGAAAAACAGGTGCAGCGGGTAAAGCATGATGCCCGATCAAAAGCAATCAACGCAAAAACAGATTGCAGATAAAATAAAACAAAGCGCAAATAAACGCATTAAAAAACCGATTATGGTTAATGCAATGAAGCAAAAAAAGGTGATTTTTTATGACTAAAAACGTTACTTTCGTTTTTGAATCGCAAGTAGCACTTGCCAAGTCTGCTGATGAATCAATGGATTTTGGCGGCAAGATTGAAGCCATGCTTACTACCTTTGGGCCACGAGAAGGTGCAGACGGTCGGAGATTTAATTATCAGCCAGGACCGTTTAAAGAGTTTGCAAAAAACTTTGCGGAAATTGGCAAGCCTTTGCCGATGTATTTTCAGCACGACGATATGTCAATGCCGGTTGGTCAATGGGATGAATTTGAGTTTACCGATGAAGGCATGATTGGAAAAGGCAAAATGTTTGTCAATACCAGCGCAGGCAAAGATTTGTATACCATCATGAAAGAATCCCCAATGATGGTCGGNGGCGTTTCTGTTGGCGCGTATGCTGACGAATATTGCATGACCGATGAAATGGGGAATATAGTCGATAGCATGGACCAAGATGGTTATTTCCAGATCACAAAAGGCGGATTGACTGAAGTNTCNATCGTGATGCAACCCAATAACCCAATGTCTAACATTAGCCGGCTAGAATTTTTCCGCGAAGATGGCACAGCGGATTTAAAAGTATTTGAGAAAGCACTGCGAGAAGCAGGGTTTTCTCGGACTGACGCGAAAAAAGCCGCGTCTGTAATTGGCAAGGCAACGGTTAAGCGTGATGCGGAAACCAAAATTGTCGAAACCACTCCCGAAATGCGTGATGCTAATTCGGATGCGGCTATTGAAATTCTAATCGCACTTGAAAATAGAGCATTGCTCAAGGCATTAGATTCCCGTTTAAAAAAATCTTAAAGGACTATCATGTCAAAAGAAATTATGGAAAAACTGGATGCTATTGAGGCATCTGTAAAAATTGAAGCTGCCGCAGCTGCTGACGTAAAAATCACAGAAGCAATTGCCGCTGCTGAAGCTGTGTTTGCTGAAAAAGTCTCGGCTCTTGAAGCCAAAGTTGCATCAATTCAGGCGCCAACGATTGTTCTCGCCAACCCTGGCGTTCGCGCAGATGTAAACCGCAAGGTTAAAGAGCAACTCTCTCAATTTTATAAAGCTGGCGGTCGATCTGAAAAAGAACTGAAAATTTTTGCTGACGAATCACAGCAACTGTCTTACATGAAAGAAGCGTCGTCATTGACGGGCGGCGGCAACAACCAAGGTGGTCGTACTGCTTATGATCCAGTATTCGTTGCTTTGCGCCTAGCTAATCCGATGCGAGGCGCATCACGCACTGTTTCCACTGATGGATCATCGTATCAATTCCGTGCTAAAACGGGCAATGCTGGCTCTGCATGGGGTTATGCAATTCAAAACAATGGCGCGGCAACTACTGAAAACACGACAATCTGGCAATTGGTTCTGCAAGATTTGAATGTCCAGTTTCCAATTCGTACTGCTGCGCTTGATGACATTGACGGCCTAGAAGCAAATGTTGTTGACGACATGCTTGTTGAATTCTCGCAGGCTGAAGGTCTGTCAATGATTCAAAACAACGATCAAGGTGCAACGTCACTGCCCTATGGCGGCTCTAACGGCCTTCGGGGTCTGAATCAATATGCCGGTCAAGCTGCAACTTATGCTGGCGGTTCGACTACTGTTGCAGCATTTGGAAATAGCGGCACTGGCAGCACTTCCGGCCTGCATTCGCTGGCAACTTACGACCAACTGACAACTAACGCTAATACTGTTGGCGCATCAAATATCAGTTATAAAGACGTAGTTAATTTTATCTACGCTCTGCCACAACAATATTGGACTGCTACTACAAAATTTATGGTTAGTCCAATTTTGCTGTCGCAAATCCGTGGTCTGACTGATTCGCAAGGTCGCCCAATTTACGTTGATGGTTTATCGCGCAATGACGGCATTGTCGGTACGTTGCTCGGCTTTGATGTTGTTGTAAATAAATATCTGGACACGCCATCTCAAACCGCTACTGGTTCTGTTGGCACAACTTCCCTGTTCCCAATGTATTTCGGGGACTGGCAACGAGCGCATGCTATCGTTGATCGTCTGAATATGGTGATGCGACGTTATGACCAAACGCTTCCGGGCTTTATTACCTTCTTTGGCGAAAAGCGTTTGGCAACTTCGGTCGTTGATCCTAACGCATTGATTCGTTATCGTTCGACCGGCACTTCAACCTAAACAATAGGTATCCTCCAGCGGCTAACCCTGCTGGAGATTTTTTTACAGAATTCAGGATCATCAAAAATGAAAATCTCCGATAAAATTTTGCAAGGCATAAAATCAACTCTTGAGACTGGTAACAAGGTCAAGATTGATTTGCGCGAAGCATCGGCATTGACCGGAAGCGGCAATAATGTCGGCGGTCGCACGTTCTTTGATGATGCATTTTCTTCATACCGATATGCCAACCCATTTCGACAATTTTCTAAGCAGATTTATGTGCCAAATATGTCCAGCGTTCAATTTGTTGCCAAAACTGGTAACGCTGCAAATAGCACAAATCCTTGGGGTTATGCAATTAATCCGAACAGCGGAAATCCCAATATAAATACTTCAATTTGGCAATTACCCACGAGAGTAATTACGGCGCAACTTCCTGTGCGCACGTCTGTGTTAGACGATGTAAACGGGTTAAACAATGAATTAGTAGAAGATTTAATGATGGAATTTGCTGCCTTAGAAGGCGGCTCAGTTGCTGTTAATAACGATCAATCTGGTTCAACTACGACTAGCACAGGCGGCATTGATGGGCTTCGTGGTTTGAACAGTTATCTTGGCGAGGCTGGTGAAAGCTCGGCGTTCGGCACTAGCGGCACAGCGATTACAAACGGCATTCATACAATTGCAACGGTGGGTTCGACAATTTCAGGACTAAACAAAACCACGCTATCAAATATGCGCAAGGCCTTGCCTGGCCAGTATTGGTCGCTCCCTGGTACTGCTTGGATGATGCATCCAACCGCCATTGATGTGCTAACCAAATCTCTAACGGCTGGCAATGCGCCTTATTTTGTAGAAACCGGCACGTACAATGGCGGCTCGGTTGTTAATGTCTTTGGCTGGCCTGTTGTGTGCAATCCTTACCTTGACCCGTGGATATCAACAGGCGCAATTTCCATTTATCTTGCCAACTGGCCTAAGTTTTTAACAATTGCTGATGTTGAAGAAATGTCGGTACATGCTATGGTGCAAACGCAACCCGGTTTTATAAATTTGTATGCTGAAAAGCGTATGGTATCAACCGTTCGTGATTGTTTTGCTGGCGTTCGACTTATTGCAACTGCTTAATTATGTCATCCTCAGAAACCGGATTAGGGTATGTTCAGCTTGCGCCAACTCGCAACCCGTTTAATTATGAATGGTTTGAACAGACAAATCGTAATGTAACGACTGTATGGCTAACGCTTTCTGAAATCAAAGAACAATTAAATTTGTATTCTGATTCTAGTCAGGATACATTTTTAAGCTCGCTCGAGTTGGCTATTCGCATGACTATTGAGGATTATTTGGGCTTAGCAATTGTTGGCGTTCAATACAGCGTTTATTACGGTGGGTCTGCATTGTACGGATCACCATTGTGCTTAGACTTGCCAGAAGTATCGCAAGGCGGCGTTACAATTGATTCAATAAAGTTTTACAATGATTCAACTGTTCCGGTGCTGACAACTGTTGACGCCTCTGCTTATTATTACGATCCCACTGGTAAAAAGATTATTTGCACAAATTTGCCGAGCAATATCAACCCGCAAATGACTGCGCCCGTTATTGCAACTTATACGCTTGCAGTATCTCCGCTATCAACTTATCCAGTAATTAAGCAAGCGGCATTGCTTTGGTTTACTCATTTGTACAATAATCGCAGTCAGTCAACGGAATTAAATTTAAAACAGATTCCTTTGGGCGTTGATACATTGTTGCGCCCATATAAGCCTTTGGTGATGTAATGGGTATTGTCCGATATGAAAAAGTGCAAGTATATAATTTGACGTTTGCGACAAATGCTTACGGCGAAACAGTAACGACTGAAACGATAAAATTTGAAAGTAAACCACTAGTGCAGCAAGTAAAAGCATCACTTGCAATTACTGAAAAATATCGAGTCTACAATCAGTTAATTAATTTTATTTTTAACTTTACACCGTACACTAGCGAAATTGCAGAAAATCAGAACGCATATTCTATAAAATGGCGCGATAATGATTGGCGAATTGAAACCGCAACGGAATCAAATGACAGGTTAAAAATTACGTTTATGTGCTACCGCAATGATCCGGTTACAAAGGTTTAAAAATGGCACAAAATAACGCAGCCGATTATGCTTTAGCAATTCAAGCTCAATTGACAAGCATAGTTTTGCCTGCTCCTGTTTACGCTTCATTTAATCGTAATTATGCGACACAAGAAAAGTTTGTTACCTGGAATTTGAGAAATGTTCATCAAGAAGTTTATACCGGCGTAAATCAAAACAACAAAGGTATTGATCGACCAATTTTTCAGACAAGTGTTTTTGCTGTAAATTTGCAGGATTGTTTTAGTTTAGCAAATACAATAATACAAGAATTGCATGGATATAACGGGCAGTTTGGTGGTGTAAGTGGTTTTTACGTTTCTAAAATCGACGTGGATTTTCTTTATAATTCATACGATGACGAAATTGGACTTCATACTATTTACCTCGATTGCACAATAGATATTCCTACATAAGATAAATAATTTAACTTTTTTAAGGAATTCAAAATGGCTCTCCCAAATAAAATTTTGCCCGGCTTTTCCGCAGCCATGTATGCGCAGCCTGGTGCGTCTCCCACTGTATTGACCAGTGCCCAGCTATCGCTAGTAGCGAGTGTTTCTGCCATTGCTGTATATGGCAACGTGATTAACGTTGAAGCTGTGCCTGCATTCGGGCAAGACGATGCGGTCGCTAGCTTTGGCGTTGCTGGTTCGCGGCAATCTGACAAGATTCCAGTGCAATCCGCACCAACATCGTTATCAATTACAGCTGCTTGGAATCCATCCGATGCAATGCTGCTAGTGCTTCGTGCTGATGCTTATAGCGGCACAGTTGATCGCACTTACGTTATCTCGGCAACCGAGGGGACAGACATTATTTATTACGCGTTCAATGGTAGAGTAAGCCAATTCCAAATTGACTCTGCCCCTGGGGCTGAAACTAAATGTATGTTTACAATTCATCCTCGTGGAAATCTCTACGGCTGGTCAAATAACGCATAAAGGAAATTAATCATGTCTATTCCATCAAAAGTATTGCCTGGTTTTAGTGCCTCGATGTTTATGCAATCAGGCGAAGCTCCAACGTCTTTAAGTACTGCTAATCTGTCTGTATGGACAGCTCAGGTAGCGACTATTGTTGGCACTTCAGCTAACGGGTCAGGCGCGGCTGGTACGTCTTTAAATGTTGAGGCAATTCCTGCATTCGGTCAAGACGATGCGGTTGCTAGCTTTGGTGTTGCGGGTTCTCGCCAATCAGATAAAATTCCAACGCAATCGGCTCCGACTTCATTGTCAATTACAGCAGCATGGAATCCAGCAGATGCTGGCTTGCTGCTAATCCGCGGTGATGCTTATAGCGGCACAGTTGATCGCACTTTTGTTATTGCAGCGGTTGATGGTTTAAATACCATTGCGTATGCTTTTAACGCTCGCGTATCACAATTTCAAATTGATGCGGCTCCGGGTGCAGAGGCAAAATGTATCTTTACAATTCATCCTCGTGGTGGACAGTACGGCTGGTCAAATAACTAAACAATTGCCCCTTCGGGGGCTTTTTTATATGAGAAAATATGACAACAGAAATTAAAAGCAACAATGATTTGCTAAGCTATTTGTTAGAGCAATCTTTGCAGTTTCCAAAAAAATGGTATGGTTTTCCGCAACAAAAGTTAACGGGTGTTACTTTGTGCCATGCTATTGCTGCTAATCATGCCGACGTAATGACTCCAAACGAAATTGTGGATTTCGTTATAGCGCTTAATAATTCAATACACAATAATTTAATTACTAAGGCATAAGATATGAAACTTTCTGGCGCACTTCAAATAAATCATAACACTTTGCGCATTCGATCTTTTACTTTGGGTGGTCAAGATTTCCGCGTTCGAGTTCCTCTTGCAAGCGAAATGGAAGCGATTACAAAAGCAGTTGACGAAGTAGACGCAACGGCAAAACACGCCGAAATGATGCAGCCGTTGCTTGATAAAAAAGATGAAATTGAAAGCGATGCAATTGTATTTAAAGATGACAACGCAATTGTTGATGGAAATTCTATAAAAGAATTAGCTATTCTTACTGCAAAAACAGAAGAAAGAATTACACAAATGGTCCGGTTGCTTGTTCCTGCTGACAATGAATTTGATATGTCGAAGATTCAATACGAAGATATTAATTCAGAATTTCCGTTTGCTGTTCAACTCGAGTTAATGAAAAAAATCAGCGAGGTAATTTCTCCTGGATATGAGGAAATTAGAAAAAACTAATTGGCTCATTGCGCCTGCAAACTCGCGCATATATGCTGGCACATGGCGCGAATCCTGATGCAATGAGCGAAGATGATTTTCGAGTTGTGATGGTTGCTTTAAACGATGGATTGTTAGGCAACAAAGCTGTTTTAATGACCTTAGGCGCCTTTACTGCTGGAGTGTTTAATTACATAAGACAACCCAGCGCAAAGCCTTACGGCATGGCTGACATACTTGGGATTGCTTATGATTACATTCATCCTCCATTGTCTGAAGAAGAAAAGAAAAATCAAGTAAATGAAAATTTGTTGGCGTTTATGTCAAGCATGCCAGAAGCTCAAGCAAAGTTAATGAAGGCAAAAAATGGCAGTTGAAACTTTTGGCTTTGATGATTTTGACAAAGTTCTTGCACAAATGGGTGCGGAATTTGGCTATACAGACGTAAACAAAAAGGTATTGGTTCCTGCTTTGCGTGATGCAATGAAAGTGGCATTGCCTACTGCTAAAAGTTTGGCAAGATCAAATACCGGCAAAATGCAAAGCACAATTATTGTGGAAGCAAGGAGGCCGACGGATAGAGATAAGAAATCAAAATCTATTTACCGTTCCGATGCTGCAATAGCGATTCTTTCTGTTGCAAAGTCTGACGTTTCTTTAGGCGAAGAATTCGGAACAGCAAAAAAAAGTGGAAAACCGTTTATTCGCCCAGCACTAGAATCTAATCAAACAAGAATTTTATCTGTACTTTCGGAATCCTTAAGAAAAAAAATTGGAAAGTATAAAGCAAGAAAAACAGGGGATACGCTATGAGTGTTATTGCAAGACTAGGAGCAATTCTTACTTTAGACACTAAGGAATTTGTTAAAGGTGTTGATTCTGCTCAATTAAAAAGTAAGCAATTTAAAAAGGATTTGCGCGAAACTCAGCAAACAATTGATGGGCTGAAAGCCGCGTTTATTGGCGCAGGTATTGCCATGGTTGGCTTTGGCTTGCTGGCAGCAAGAACCGCCGATGAAATTTCCGATCTTGCTGACGCTAACGATACGACTGTTGGAAAAGTGTTGGAATTAAAAGCTGCTTTGGTATCTAGTGGCGGAGATGCAAATTCAGTAGGTAGATTTTATTCTTCATTTACAAATGCAATTGATAACGCAGCACAAGGAAACGATAAGCTGCGCGATTCTTTTAAAGAATTAGGAATATCAGCAAAAGATTTGGGATTTTTGACTCAAGACGATTTGCAGAAAAAAGCATTTGATGGATTGTCTAAAATTGACGATCAAGTTCGGCGCAATGCTGTTGCAATGGAAATATTTGGAAAAGCTGCCAAAGGTGTAGATTTTTCTACAATGTCAGAAAATGCCAAACTTTTAGCAGGTAACTTTGACAAACAAGCATTGGCAATAAAATCTGCTGCTGATGCTGCGCAAAAATTACAATTGTTTTTTGGTGAAATGCAAGTTGCGGCATTGTCTGCAATGAAACCAGTCTCTGATCTAGTAAATAAAATTCCGACTGAAGATAAGATTGCTGGAATGACGAGAGCGTTCCAAATTTTCGGAACCGCAATGGCTATTGCTTTTGGTGTAACAGCGGTAACTGGCGTTTTAAAACTTGCAACAGCATTAAATGTTTTGCGAATTGCTAACCCGTGGCTATTGGCTTTGGGAGCTGCTGGCACTGCAATGATTGGCGCTGGCTTATTTGGATTTGATGAAGAAAAAAGCCAAGAACCAATTACGCCAAGCACTGAAGATTCTAAAACGACTGAGTCTAAAATCGCGAAACGATCAATTGAATTGTCGCAACGCGATAAAATGGTTCAAAAGTACAAAGAGCAAATTGCGGCAGTTGGCGAATTAAGCAAAATGGAAATGGCAAGGCTTTTTAATGCTACTGAAAAAGAAACTGAATTTTTAGAAATTGAAAATAAAAAAGCGGTGTTATCAACAAATGATTATGAGCGAGAAAAATTAAAATACGATTTATTAAAGCAACAATTGGATGTTAGAGAAAAAATGTCTGCTGCTATTTATGATGCGCAGAAAACAATGAATATGGCTCCGGTTGATGAAGCTGCGTTGGCAAAAAAACTATATGATGAAAAAATTAAATATATAGAAATGTATGGAAATTACGAAATATACATGAATGAACTTGTTAATGAAAAAAGAAAATCAAATTTAGAAACAGAAATTCAACGACAACAAAGCTGGCTTTCTGGCTGGCAAGAAGCCTATAAACAATATAATGAAGCTGCTGAAAAGTCATCAAGGAAAGGCGCGGAATCATTTAAAATCGTAATATCTAGCATGAATGAAGCATTGTCTAAGTTTGTTGAAACTGGAAAACTTGATTTTAAAAGTTTGGCAGGCAGTATTATTAAAGATTTGATACGGATTCAATTGCAGACGCAAGCAAGCGGATTGTTTAAAATGGCTATGTCTGCTGCAACGGCTTACTTTAGTCCTGCTAGTGGCGCATCTTCGTCTATTTTGGGAGATTTATTTGGTTCGGGTAAAGCATCTGGCGGCAGGATTGATTCGCCAACATTGGTTGGTGAAAACGGTGCAGAATTGTTTGTGCCAAGAACTCCTGGAACAATTATTCCGAATGGTGCATGGCAGGCGCAAATGGGCGGTGGAGGCAGTGGTTTGACTGTAAACGGTAATTATATTGCAAGCATGAATGCAATCGACACACAAAGCGGCATTCAATTTTTAGCGCAAAACAAATCAACGATCTGGTCTGCTTATCAATCAGCAAATCGCAGCGTTCCAATTTCGAGGTAGATTATGTCCTTACAAACAATTTTATCTGTTGCCGAGACGGTTGGAATTAACGATCATAAGTTTGTGGGACAAATGCTGTCGCGTAATATGCGTCTTAACACGTCCGAACAACTTACAGTTCAGCCTTTCGAATTTGAAATTAAACCAATGAATTATTTGCTGTACTCTAAAAATCGAGGTGTTTTATCTGCGCTGCGAGTTGTTGATAAGCAAGGCGAACAATATTTAAATTTTGGTAGCACAGGCTGGCTTAATTACATTCAATATCGCGGAGACATGACTGCGTTACAAATTTCGGCTTGTCAGTATCAAGTTGCAAGCACTGGCAAAACGATTGTGCTCGGATCGCTGCCTGCAATATCTTCCGGGTTGTTTATTGTAAAGACAGGTGATTTTTTGCAGATAGATCGGTATGCATATATAGCTACTGCTGATGTTGTGCGCGGAGCTGGCTCGACAGTAAACATTCCGGTACATCGAACTATACTAACCGAACTTGGGTCGCCCCTGGACGCTGTTATAGGGCAATTTGGTACAACGACAAGCATTGGCGGCAATACATATACTGGAATAACTTTTCCGGTTATTCTGCGAGATTATCCAACGTATTCTCTCGTTCCAATGACCAATGATTCATTCATACAATGGACAGGCGCATTTAAAGCCATTGAGGTAGTGCTATGAATGTAATCGAACCAGTTGTAAATACAAATAATATTCGATACGCTGACTTTATAAGAATAACAACTCCATCTGAAGTTTATAGATTTTCAACTGCTCCCACTGCCATTACAGTTTCTGATGTTGATGCTTTGCCGTTTTCAGGATTAGGTCAACTTGTAAATGTTGGAACCGCAACTCGAGACATAAAATCAACTGCAAATGAAACAAATATTACTCTGGTCGGTATTGATACGTCAATGCTGTCTTTAGTTTTAAGTGCAGAAATTAAAGGGTCTAAAATTGAAATGTGGCATGGTTTTTTTAATAGTGACAATCAATTATTAACTTCAGGCGGCACTGGTGGTTTGTATCAATTTTTTAATGGTTACATAAATTCGTTTTCTATATCAGAACAATGGTCTGCCGATGTTAGAAGTTATGTCGGCGCAATAACTGTTAGTGCGTCGTCTGTGCAACTGATTTTGCAAAACAGAGTTTCTGGTAGATATACAAACGATAATTCATG